TCGTAGTATGATGCGTCAACCAGCCCACGAACAGTAGCGGCGGCTTCCGGGCCTGCTTGGCGTAATTGCTCAATAAGCCCTTCATCTAAGCCACGTTCCGTAAGAATTGCCATGTTCTTGCTCCACTCTTCGATTGTGGCGGCATTTGACAACAAGTTGTTTGTCAAGTCAGACACAGATACAGCAGCTTCCTCCGTAACCGTCCTAAATGCATTTGTGGTTAGCCGTTTGTAATTTTCAAACGATGCATTCATTCTGTCGAGGGCTTGGCCCTGTGCTTCTTCCCATTCTTCAGCTTTTCGTATCTGTTCTTCCATTTCGGCAGTAGCGGCCGCCATAGCCGCCGCCGCTTCTTGTTGCTGTCGTTCTAAATCTGCCAGCACATCGGCATGGACTTCTATACCCGCCGCCAAGTCTGCTTGCATTACTCTATTGGCGTTCATTGCCGCAACATAAGCATTTTCGGTTTCGCGCAAACTTGCAAGAGCATCTTCTAACGCCTTTGTGTCACGTCGTCTGCGTCTCGAACCGTCGGCAAGTTTGGCTTCAATGGAGCTTATTTGACTGCGAGTGTCCTCCAGCCCAAGCCCAAGTTCTGTGTACTCGTAACTCAGGCGGGTTAGTTCGCCACGGTGAAGGTTATACATACGTGTGGCATGGTCTATACAGGTTGCGAGTTCTTCGTATTGTTCGGCTCTTGCTTCCAAAATTCGGACTTCATGATTAAATGTTTCAACTGCATTGGCAGACGCATCCAACAATGCCTCTTGTCGGTCGCGAAGTCGGTCAGCTTCCTCGCCCACCGCTTGATATTCTTCACCAATACGCCTTAACCAGCGTGTCAGAAGGGCAATGCCTGCAATGAGGGCTGTTATGCCGGCTAAAATCCAACCAAAGACAGGTATCGCCATTATTGCCTTAGACATTATGGCAAAAGCAACAGATAAGCCTTTGGTACCCAATGCCAAAATGCCTTTTGCACCTGCGGCCGCCAAACTCTTGCCAGAAAAGAGGGCAATCACTTTGCCTAATTTTGATGTTGCTAACATGTTTGCTTTTTTAGCCATAGTATCGGCTTTTGTTGCGATTGTACCTGCGGCGGTGGCTTTCGCTTTAGCCGCTTCTGCTACTGCCATTTTTCCACTCGCTACCTTAGCCGCGGCTAGTGCCGTCGTCCTTGCCTGCTCGGCTTTCATTGCGGCGGCGGTTGCCTTGGCGCTTCCTGCGCCCGCAGTGGTTTTTACAGCTTCCGCTTGTGCGGCAAGTTTTAGTGCTGTTTTTTCTGCGGATTGCGCTACGGCTCTGGCCGCAGACGCCGCATTAGCGGCTGTAGTTGCGGCGGCATTTGCTGTTGTCGCAGTTGCCTTGGCGGCTTCTGCCGCACTTAATAATGAGGACGCTGTTTTAACTGCGGCAAGTGTTGTTTTTAGTGTTGTATACGCCGCTTTCATTGTACCAATGGTTTTTACAACCTTACCCATAACCATGAGTGACGGTCCGATAGCGGCGGCAAGCATCGCCCAACGTATGATGTTTTGCTGGGTGCTTTCGTCTAAGTTACTAAACCATTCCACAAGACGGCCTATGCCGTCAACGCCACGCTCAACAAACGGCATTAGTGCCTCGCCAATTGTTATACCAGCATCACGCATTTGGTTTTGCATGACCTGCATACGGGCTTCCATGGTGGCATATCGTTCTGCCACGGCATAGGTCAAAAAGCTATTTTCATTCCACGCTACGTTGGACCGATAAATGGCGCTTGTCATAGTATCGTAAGCACCAGATAAGCCTAATAGCATTTGTGACATATAAATACCGCTTAACCCCATTTCGTCCAAGACAAGTAGGGAGTTTCCGCCTTCTGCTTCTAAACGGTTTAAGCCACCGATAAACGCCGTCATTGCACTTGTGGCATCTTTTTCAAATTTACGTGCGAACTCATCCGCACTTTTACCGGCTATGCTCGCAAAACTATCAAGCCTGTCGCCACCAAGGGCGACAGCCATACCCATGTCGCTTATGAATTGTGAAAATGCGCTACCCCCTGCCGATGCACTAAGTCCGATAGCAGATATGGCAGTAGATATACCCATTACATCTGCTTCCGACATTCGGGCTTGCGAGGTTGCGCCAGCCATTTTTTGGCTCATTTGCAATATTGACGCTTCTGTTGCGGCGAAATTACTTCCTAAATATAAAATGGTACTTCCCATACGGTCAAAGTCACCCTGAGAAGTACCCATAATATTCGCAATAATAGCGAAACCGTTAGCTGCGCTGTCCAGCGTAAGAGTGGTAGTGGCTTCTACGGCAAGCATTGTCCGGGAGAAGTCCTCTAAATACTCTTTAGCAACGCCAAGGCGGCTACCAGCTTCAAAAACAGAGGCAATGGCGTCGTGAGTATGTGGTAACTCGCGAGCCATTGCCCTTGCAGTTTCTTCTAATCGTTGTAAATCTTCTTCTGACGCTTTGGTAACTTTGCGTACACCAACCCAAGCACTTTCCCAGTTCCTTGCGGTAAGCACCGATGCTGTAGCAATACCCAACAGGGGAGCGGTAACGCCCAACGTTAGGCCTTTGCCTAAGCTGTCGAGTTTATCTCCCATCCGTGAAAATCTATTTTCTGCTTCGTTAAAGGTTTTGCCAAAGCCATTTTGAAGCATAGCGTCTAGCTTAAACGCAATTTTATATGCCTTTGATGGCATGGCAAAACCCTCCTTCACTACCTGTTGTTTCGACTGCGTTCAATTTCACGTTGACGTTCTTCCGCATAATCTGCAAAAATGTCAAATTCTTGGTACAGATCAACCAATGGAAGTGACCGATAATAACTTGGAGTTTCGTTCATTTCCTTGGCTAGTGTAATGATGTGCTTGCAAATGCTCTTTACTGTGTTTCGGATACTGTCGAGGTAGGGGGTTGGTTCGTGGTCGTCCTCGGTGTCGATGTCGATGTTTTCCCAGACGCTGGTGTTTTGGTTTCCGATTCCTCGTCCGGGTCCTGCGAATCCCCATCCAACAAAAAATTCTGTACCTCTAGGCACACTTGGGTGTAGTCTTTTGCACCCAAAGACCTTATTGCGGCTATCGGTAAGCCCGAAGCTATTGCCGCAACTTGCGCTTGGTATTTTTTGTTCATTTCCGGCACAGCCATGTATTCTTTCTTTTGTAATTGCTTGCGAGCGTCTTTTTCTGCCTTTTCCAAGTCATTCACCGATAAATTTTCTAAGTCCAAATTTATTTCGGTTATTGTTTCACCGTTAAAGGTGATAGGCTTATTCAATACATATGTTTCCATAACAACCTCCTGATTTTTTACGCCAACCCTAAGTTCTGGCGTGTTTTTGTAAGGTAATCAACTCCGTTTATGCGGCAGATGAACGCTAACTTGTCAATCTCAACCATTTCTTCGCCGTCTATGCTTATATGCACATAGATAACCTCGAATACTCCGGACGTTCCCATCTGGGTTGCGACATTAAGATTTCCAAGGTTTAGATTTTTCGGAATACACCTCATTACGACTTTCAAGCCACTTTCTGTGAAAGAGCCGCTATCTTCGTCATAAATTTGGACAGAACCCCTAAAATCAAAGTGGTATGCCTTTGGTGCAACAAAACGGATGTTTTCTTTTACCAATGACCGCCAGTTTACGGTTGTGGTTAATGATTGGAAATGTCCTGCGACGGGTGTATCTATTGGGCCTGCAATACCTGCACCCTGCATAGCTTCTGTAATAAACGCAAGGTCGGGCAATGCTACGTCTGCTATCCCAACCATGTCCTCCGCATCATCGTAGCATTTGAAGTTTTTTAGCTTATCCGGTATAGACAATGTGTTCTACTCCTTTCTGTTACGAGCCAAACAATACATTCAAGTATTCTGGGTCGTATTGTAGTATGAACTCCGCATCTTCCAGCGGCGGCGGCGGCGATATGCGAAGTCGGAACACCGCACTACCATCTAGCAGGCTGGTGAGAGGGTTATCGTCTCGCAAAAATTCTGCTCGACCGCCTAGAATAAACTGGCGTGACGCTAACCCGTTTAACCAGATGTTGATGCTGTCGATTATGGTTTCGATAACACGTGGTATTAGCGGGAAACTAACCTTTCGCCAATACGTTAGAACAATCGTATTTCCTACCCAAATGAACATTCGTCTAATAGGGATAAAAGCGTCTTTGGGGTCAGTGTTCCCGGGGAATGCGCCGGTGCGATTGCCCCAGCATACCCAACCGTTGGTGAAATTTATTGCCGCCACAATTCCTTGGCTGTTCAAGAAATTGGCTTGGTCTACACCCAATACAACTTCTTCGCCATCTTCGTAACACAGCCCGTTGATACGCAAGTTCTTGTTCGACGGCGATACGTAAGGCGTGTTGCTGTTTTCGTGGTCAGTCCTACCGATAAGGCCGGCGAGTTGCGTTGAGTAGTTGAATATTAGGTCGCCCAATCGCAATTTTGGGTAACAGTTGAACTGCCCGGGGAACACGAAATTGTTTAGGTTCTTAAACGCCGGCACATCTGTAAAGTGATGATGCACCATATTGCCATCGTCGTCCTCTAACATTGTTGGGATGTCAATAAGAGCAGGGCAGCGGAAGTGACCATTAATGTTAGACGCTCTGGTTTCCATAACTGCGGCAAGTATTGGGTCGCCGGACGCGCCCGGTGCAAGCAATTGTCCCGGCACAAGCCTAAAGCGTGGGAATATTTCATTCATAAGCTCCATACCAAAGTTTTTGCCTGTTTGCACATCATAGCCGCCGATATAATCCCATATGTCAACTTTTTCTGGTGCAAGTTTTACGTAACTGAACAGTAGTTCCTCGTTTTCAGATATGCCGCCATCTGCCGAACGAGTGTTAATTACCACAAGTCCGTCACGGTTAAATGAAAGCGTGTAGTGCTGACCTTCGGTATATGCAACACCGCCTGTGTTTTTTACTACCACAGTATCTGCAAGCACTCCATCTACGTTCAGTACCGCCGTTCTGCCGTTCCTGCCGCCCAATGTTACTTCGTGATCGTCAACATAATCAATATGGATTTTGGGGTCGAGCACGTTAACGATTACAATTGGAGATACTGCATAAAGGGAAAACTGACTGAAAATCACTTCGCAGGCTGTGTAATTATCCCATATTTCTGGGCGTTGACTGAAACCAAATGCCCTTGTTGCGTCACCAACATTAAAGCATAACTTTGGGACATGGGTTACGGCATAGGGGTCACGCGCCAAATGCACCGGAGCAGTCACAAATGCAACAGGCATGGCGGCGTCTACTCTAACTGGCGGTATGATTGGTGTCGGGTCTTCGGAAATATAAATACCATGTCTAAAGGACATTTTTTAGTGCCCCCTCTCGGATGCGCAGTTGCACCTGTTGGAATAGCAAGTATGCTGCGCGACCTTGCTCTTGCAAGTCTACTTTGAATTGCGGCACGTCTTGACACTCTACAAGCAGTTCTCTCATTTCGGGCAATGCTTCAAAGAGTGGGTCCAAATGCTTCGGCATTTGACATTCCTTGAACAGTGCGCCGGTAAAAAGTCTCCCGCCGGGTACGTTAGGGCCAAGATACATTAGTGCCTTGGTTTGTTTTTTATTTGCAGGTTTTTCGACTTTCTTTGTCCTGCGTGTTGCAGCATTTTTATGTGGTTTGTTTCGCCCGGTTCTAGCCGAAGTATCAGTTCTCCCACCACTTGCAGTTGGTTCAATGGTTTCGTTTATGAAATCACTCAAAGCCATGCTCCTTTCCAAAAAATAATTTGCTGGGGTTTGGCTGTGGATATGCAACATGCCATTTTGTACGGCAGTAGCCCTCCCAGTATGGGTAAATTTGCTCTGGAATCATTTCCGCTTCGTAAAAATCATCCACAAGACTGTACTTGCTGTCGATTATCATATTTGCGAATAAAACTTGTGTGGTGGCCTCTATCAAATTCCATAAGTCACGATAGCCGCTCCCGTCGTCAATTCGACGGCCTGTTTCTTCGTCATACAACCCCGGAGCATATACGCCAAACATTATGTCAAGCGTAACAGTACGAGTGCGTTCGCCTTTGATATTCTCCTGTCTGTATATCCGTGGCAATATGAAAGGAAACTCTTCAACTTCTCCTTCGTCCTCGTCAATGCTACTTGGTAAAATATAGCCGGAGCGCACGACTTGGGGATATTTCATGATTTCGTTTCCGCTTGTATCGACAGACTTTAATTTGTATCTGTTGGCCACTTCTGCTTCTAGGAAGTTGCATATGGCATCATGCATAGTCATTGGCGTTATCATGACGACACACCTTCCCTCTGCGTTAATAAGTGGTTAACTTGGTGGTCTAACTCTTTGTTAAACCGTGTGGCTGCGCCTGCTTGTATAACCTTCGTAACATCTGCATCGCCAAGCATTTCGGGAACGCTTAGACCTCGGGCGTGTGTTAATCTGTCGCGATGTTTGCCAATGCGCCGAAGAATACTTCTGCCACGCGAAGGAGTTGTAGCCATGAACGCCTTGCTAACGCCACTCTTGCCTCTTTCAGTGTCGGCATTTAGATACATACCGCCACCATCACGCCTTGGGCGCAAGAAAACTGCCTTGCCACCTTTTACGCCGGGCATTGTATTTGGGTCACGAGGAAAATTTCGTGCCAAGAAACGCCCACCTTTACGGCTAACAGTAATACTCAAATTGGTCTTTGATGCTTTGGACACCACCATTCGTGACCTTACCGTGTCGCTATCCACAAAGAATGTTTTTGATGTTTCTCTTGCTCCGTCGGTCTTAATCCCTGTTGCGGCACGATTTAAGGCACGTTGGATAGCGGTTCGTGCGCCGTCCTTTACGTGCCTTAGAATCTGTTTTGCATCTTCCACACCTTGGTGGTCAATATCAAAATGAATTTCTGAGTGTTTATCAGACAATTCTACCGCCCCCTCTTGCCCTCAATGGTAAACTCCAGCATTCCCATATCTTCTGCTACGGCAAGTACCAGATACCGCTTTTTGTCAAATGCGAGTTCGGATTCTAACTTGGGAATGAAATCGAAGTTTTCGAGCCAATGTTCTTTTTTAACAAAGAACACCAAGCCGTTCAGATTCACATTTTCTACCTTGTCACGCATTTTGCGTTCTTGGTATAGTTCGCTATCTACAATGACTTGGAGTTCTTTTGCAGGGGAAACAACTTTGCCACGTGTGCCCGAGATTTTGTGAGTTGTAACAAACTCCTTGGCGGTGGCATTAAAAAAGACAGCGTCTAAATCATTCGCTATCTGGTCTTGGAATGTGTGCATTATTCTGCACCGTCGTTGTTGTTTTCGGTATTACCTTCCGCATTGTTTTCTTCTTCGTTATTTTCGTCGCTGTCGTCCTCGTTATCATCATCCATTATTTTATCAATGGCTGTGTTTACGAGTGTTGCTAATTGCGCAACGGCAATATTACTGCGGAAGCCCTTCACGCCGACTATTTTTGCATATTCAAGCAATTGCGGCTTTTCCAATGCCTCTACTTCATCAACAGACAAGTATTCGGGCGGCACGGGGAAGTTTGTTGTTGGAGCATTTTCATCTTCGACAACCGGGGCTGGTTCGTCCTCGCCTACTGGCACGATATACCCCCTGTTAAGGTAGCGGTCAATATTCCGCTGAGTTACAAGTTCGGCTGTAATTATCGCACCTTTACGATATGTCTTTTCGCCTACCTGCAAATTGACTTTTTTTACAACAAGATATTGTTTCATGCCGCACCTCCTATAGCACGTCTAATGTGGCCCATGTATCCAAGTCCTTTGGACAAGGAAGTGGGCGGGAAGATATTTTCAAATATCTTTCGGATGGTTCTTCTTGGTCCCACTTTTTTGGCACACGTTTTTTAGCGTGACTTCCGATTTGAATGTCCTTAACTACGCCGTATAGCATTGAGGTAGGTAAGTTGAGTGGTGCAACCATAACTTTGCCTCGTGGTACCAACGTGTGAACCTTGGGCTTGAATCCTCTGTCCTCCGGCATAACGCCCGGATAATCGGGATTTTCATTATCATTGTCTGCATATTTTGCATTATACGCATACAAATGTAGATTTACTTCGGCCAAATAGCCCATGTAAATTGCGCCATTGGTCAAATGTTCTGGTGCAATAACACCCATGTCATACCTTTTGTTGTCGAGGAGCTTTTTGATCTCTTCATTTCGGACTAGATTGCGCATAGATTCTGCATCGCCGATTGCCACTTGTGCAGTGTGGCCGGATTGTCCGACAAGTTCTTGTGCCGCAAATAAATCGTTAAGTGGGCGGGAACTCACAAGGTCAGACCATGGCACATCAACAGCGGTATTGTTGTCGAAGTCAAAAGAGATTACTTCATCAATGCCTTCGCCTACAACTGGTATTTCAGCGTTGAACAATGCCATTGTCGCCATCCATTCTTCGCGGCGGGTGATTGCGTTGTCCAGTTCCACCATGTCGTCCATTAAAAGTTCCGCTTGCCTTTTGTTAGGGTTATAGCCATTAACTTGTGCTTCGCCCGGCAGACGAGTGTCAAGGTCATCTGTAGTCAGCACCCGTTTTGGTGCAACAAGTGGTGGCTTGTATGTCATGGTTTTGTAGCCTTGTCTTTCCAAGACTTTACTACCAATACGTGGGTGAACGAATGGTGCCATAGCCATGCCGCCCTTTTTAACATCAAATTCTACAGTTTCAGTGAAGAATGTTTTTGCGTGTCTGAAAAACGTACTTAGTATGAACGTATGCAATGGTGGCAACTGCTCCACCATTTTTATCATCGTTCTTGGATTATAAATATCTGCCATTACAAATCAACCTTTCTATACTCTTGTTCCTCTGATGATTAGACCAATTTCGGTCATGCGGCGCAGATGCAGGTCTGCGGTGTCTGTACCGCCAAATTGCATATACCTCTGGTTAAATTCACCTTTGATATACATAACGGCGGGTGATGTGGCACCTGTTTCTACAGCAACGTCGTCGCAGATAATACCAATTGCCAATGCCGCTTTGCCTGCGCCGCTCGAATCAACCAGCGCATAGCTTCCGTCGTCTGCTTGTGCAATAACGTCACCCTGCTTAAATTCTGCGGGGCCTGTCAGTTTGATTGCCTGTGCTACCGTCGGATAGCCTCCAGCAACCAAGCTATTCGGGTCAAATCTTCCTTTTTCAGCCATTTGTAGCCCTCCTATCGTTGAATATTCTTTGCAATTTCGGCTGTCATTGCCAAAAGCGCTTCTTCTTCGCTTGCATCGTCTTGCGGTGCGCCTGCATTTCCAACGCCGTCAAGGTCTTTTGCGTCGCCTTTAGCGGCCGTTAGAGCGGTCGTTCCTTTTGCACGTTGCGCTTTGACGATTTCTACAGCAAATTGTTCTGCTGTAATGCCGTTTGCAATCGCATCATTTGTTAAATCCTCCATGCCGGGAAGGGCAAGGGCATCAATGCCTGCAATACGGGCTCGTTCGTTTTGGACACCTTCCTCAACGCCGGCATTGAATGCGGCATTGTAAAGGTCTGGATGTTTGGCTTTCAAATCTTCCAAAGACATTACACTTTCCTCCTCTTGGTTTGCTTGATTATGTGGGGTTGCCCCATTGTTACTAACATTGTTTTGTGGGGTTATCCCCGCTCTTGATATGCCTTTGTTTGAGGCAGTTCCTAACATGGCGACTAAAACATCTTTGTTTTGGACTTTGCCGAGGTCGATTTTAAGACCATTAAAAAAGGCTGCCTGCATATCTCCATCAAGATAAGCGTCAACCTCTATTTCTTCGGAAACTTCGTCGGCGAAGCCTTTTTCAACTGCTTGTTTGCCAGTAAGCCACGTATCATCATTCATCATTTGTAGCATTGTATCTCTATCAATACCTGTTCGGGCTTGGTAGATGTCCAGCATACTTTCCGTTACTACATTGAGAATGTCGATAGCTTTCTGCAAGTCATGGACATTGCCTGCGGCACCAACCGCCGGCAAATGTACCATCCAGACAGAGCCGAGGGCTGTAACAATCCTGTCACCGGCCATTGCTATAATCGTGCCGGCACTTGCCGCTATACCATCATTGTAGGTTATGATGGTGGCTTTATGGCTCTTTAACAGGTTCATTATGGCATAAGCCCCAAAAACACTGCCGCCGTTTGAATTTATGCGGACATGAATAGTATCAACGTCCCCGAGGTCGGTTAGTTCTTGTCTAAACCTATGCGGAATTACGTCGTCCGGCCAGTTCCACCAGCCAAGGTCGTACTGCATTATGTCGCCGTAGATATACAAAGTGGCTTCATTTGGTGTATCGGCACTATTTTTGAAATTCCAAAATTGGTTTTGTTTCAAGCCTAGTCACTCCTTCCTTGTTGTTCGTCGTAGATTCTGAATAAATCCACACGTTTTTGTTCTTCTTTTATGCGTTGCTTATGGTTTGCATTGTAGTCCGTGCCGGTCATTTCTGCCGCTTCACGCTCGCGTGTGCTAATTTCGGCATCAATGCGACGTATAGCGGCGGTGGCTTCTCTTAATGGGTCGATTTGCCCTTGGGATGGACCATGCCAATCTGCTTTACAATAAGCTGCTTTAATAATGGGGTCGTCGAAGAAACCCGGGGCATAAATACGACCAATCGCAACTGCTTCTGTTAGCCACTCTTCATAGATGGGCTGGCAAAAAGCGTTCGCAAACCATTTTCGCCTCATTCTAA